ACCTGCGGGTTCTCATACGCCCGCATGGTTTAGTGGTCTGGGCCATCTCGCAAGGGGTGGCCCTTTTTTTTGTACCTTTGGGCATGAGAATTTGCATCGTTTACAACGCCCACCCGACGGGGTGTTCCTTCTACCGCTTGGAGATGCCGAACGCCTACCTCGGCGACAACTTCACGGAGTTCGATTATGTGTGTGTCGATAATATCGCCAATGTCAAGGATGAGGACCTAAAGACGGTCGATGTGTGGCTATTTAATCGTCTTTGGTGTCAAGGTACGCTTGACCAAATTCGGAAGGTTTACGAGGCTCTGACGGCGTTTGGGGCGAAGGTAATCTTGGACCTTGACGACTACTGGGTGCTGGAATCGGGGCACATCATGTATCGGCACTACCTGTCCACCAAACTTGACGAGCAAATCCGAGAACACATCCGCTTGGCCGACCATGTGACCACGACCACCGAACACTTGGCGCAGAAGATACGCCTGCTGAACAAGGCCGTTACCATCCTGCCGAACGAACCATACGAGGCTTACCAGCAGTACTTGCCCGACACGACTGCTGAACCCGAACCGCACCTGTTCAAGATTGGCTGGTTCGGAGGGGCGCAGCACCAAGAGGACATCGCCTTGGTTGAACATTCGTTTTCCCTGCTGGCCCACGACAAATCCCTTGACGGGAGATACAAAATTTATCTTGGCGGTTGGAACGATGGGAACGCCGTGTACGACGATTACGAGCGGATGCTATCATGCAGGGGGCTGAACAAGAATTACGGCCGCATCCAAGCGGCTGACATCTACTCCTATGTGGGGGGATATAATTTCATCAACGCCACCATCGCTCCGCTCCGAGATACCAAGTTCAACCGCCTCAAAAGCGAACTGAAAGTGGTTGAAGCGGGCTGGATGGGCAAGGCTATCATCGCCTCGGAAACCATCCCCTACACCGACATAATCGTCCACGGCCACAACGGTCTGCTGATACCCTACGGCAAGAAAGACGCTTGGTACAAGGCCGTCCGCAAGTTCGTGAACGAACCCGACTACGCTCGCTCCTTGGCCATGCAGTTGTCCAAGGATGTGAGGGAACGCTTTGACATAACCAAGACCGCCGTGCGGAGGGCCGAACTCTACCGCAGTATCGGGCGCAAATTGTGAAATTCGGGCGCATCCTACATTTAAGGATAGCGTGATTTACCTATCTCCCAATTCTACCAACACCATCGTCGTCACTTGGACGCAGCGGGCCTCATCGGGCGACCGTTACATCCTGCGGCTGACCAACATCGCCAAGAACGCCACGACCGACTTCACCCTGCTGAAATCGGCCAACCTTTCTTCCTACACGAACCGCTATGACAAGTTTTCCATCGTTGTCGGCTCTCTTGAAACGGGGTCGTATCGTTATGAAGTTTACGATACCAGTAGCACGGTTAGCGCAGCGACTGCGGTAGTTGAAACGGGCTTGGCGTATGTACAGGTAGTTTCGCTCACCTTCAACACCTTTGCCAATTCCATCCAATACACCGTCTTCGGTTCGTCCGATGAGCGAGTGTTTGATTCCACCTTTGACCCCTCTTTCGCATGAGCGTACAAACGAGAACCCAGTTGCAGACGAGTGCTGCCACCATCACATCCGAAACCGCCGCAGGAGCGAACACCGCCGCCCGTGTGGGTGGCCTCTTTGACGACCTCGCAGATTCCGCTACCTTGGACCGAGAGCGGGGCGTGGCGAACCTGTACCTTGACGAATCCAAAAACTTCACCCCGACCCAAGGTCAGGCCGTCAAGTTAACAACCCCGCTGAAGTCGGGCCTGCTGACGATTTACAACTTTACCCGCACAACCACCGCCATCACCTACACAGGTACGACAAGTGCGGCTTTGCGGGTGTCTGCCAGCATGGTATTCTCGCAGGGGAACGGCAACCAAATCATCATCTACATCGCCAAGAACGGAACCATCATTCCGCAGTCCATGACCGACATCACCACGGGCCACAACAACGGCCACTCGGTCACTCTTGAAGCGATTCTGCAAGGTGCAGTCAATGATGAATTTACCATCTACATTAACGCCGTGAACGATGGCGGTGCTATCACGATTTCGGCTCTATCCTTCACCGTCCACACACTATGAGCAGCATAAAACAATCGTTCACCCAATGGTTGGGTATTGAACACAAAGTCCCCGTCATGCTTGAAAACAAGGCGGGCAAATACATCACCTACGGGGCGTTCAACGAGTACCCATACTATCTGCTGGACAACTACCGCCGCAGTTCAAAGCACAACGCTATCGTCAACGGCAAAGTGAACTACATCGTCGGCGGTGGATGGCAACCAGGTGAGAAGATGACCGTGGAGCAGCAGGCCCGCTACGCCAAGTTCTTTGACGGACTATCCGAACACGACGACCTCAACGACATCACCGAAAAACTCGTCCTTGATTTGGAACTATTCAACGGGTTTGCCGTTGCGGTTACTTGGAACAAGATGGGGACGATTGCGAAAATGGAGCATATCCCCTTTGAAAAAATCCGAGTGGACAAGGACGAGCGGATGTTCCAAGTCGCCGATTGGTACGACGACGCAATGATTCAACTCTACCCCAAGATTGGAGATGTAGAGAAAATCCCCGCATTTGATGCAGACAACCGAATCGGCAAGCAACTGTTCTACTATCGGGTGTATGCCGCAGGCGTGAAGTCCTACCCCCTGCCCGAATACATGGGGGGCTTGGCTTGGATTGAAGCCGATGTGCAGGTGGCGAACTTTCACAACAACAACTTGCGGAACAACTTTTGGGGTGGGTACTTGATAAACTTCAACAACGGCATCCCGACACCCGAAGAGCAAGGCGACATTGAGCGTCAAATCAAGCGCAAGTTTTCGGGGACTGACAATGCGGGTCGCTTTGTGGTGACTTTTAATGATGATGTCAGCAAAGCCCCGACGCTTGAACCGCTGACTCCGTCCGACATGGACAAGCAGTTTGAGATTTTGAACAAGGCCATCCAGTCCGAAATATTCATTTCGCACAGGGTCGTCAACCCCATGCTATTCGGCGTGAAGACCGAAGGCCAACTGGGGGGACGGCAGGAACTGGTGGAGGCGTACGAACTATTCAAGGCGACCTATGTGAACGACCGAGTTCGCAAGGTGGAGCGGATGATTAACTATTTGGGGTCGTTCAACGGCGTGGAGGGCATGGAACTTATTCCCGTGGAACCCATCACCGAGCGATTGAGTGAACAAGCCCTGCTCACCATTATGACCCCCGAAGAACTGCGGGAAAAAGCGGGCCTCCCTGCGTTGGAAAAGCAACCCGCCGATGTGGTGGGACCTAATCCCCAACCCGACGAGCAACCGCAAACGCCCATGGTCATGGGCAACGACAACATTAAGAAGTTATCGGGCCGTGAGTACCAAAACCTCATGCGAATCGTCCGTCACTACGCACAGGAGAAAATCACGCTTGAAATGGCCCGCACGATGCTATCCGCTGGATTCGGCTTGACCCCCGAAGAAGTGAACACCCTGCTCGGAGTGCAGGAGCAAGCGTTTTCCGAACCCCAATGGGGCGAAGAAGACACCGAGGACTACGGATGGGGGGAGGAAGAGTTCAAGGTCTTGGAGGTGGTCGCAAGCAAGTTTGGGAGCAGCGCAGACGACTATGTTGTCATGCACTCCAAGCCAATGAGGTTTGATGCCGACTTAGACGACCAAGTGCGTCAAGCCTTCGCTGAACTTGGCGAGGAAGAAAAGGAACTGGACAAAAAAATTGAAGCCTACCGCAAGAAGAATCGGGACGCATCCGTGGAAGAAATGGCCAAGGAGTTCGGAGTGAGCAAAGCGAAGGTCGCCAAGCGGGTGGCATACTTGATTACCAAAAACCGTTACCCCATCGCAAGAGCCGTGGACCAAATCTCCAAGGAAGGAGCCAAGCCAACGGATGAACCCGTGTTGGAGGTCCGCTATAAATACGCATGGGCCGCTGGTTTCAGCAACAAGGACAAGAGGACGAGCCGTGAGTTCTGCAAGGTCATGTTGGACCTCGCTGACCAAGGCAAGGTGTACACACGGGACGACATCAATGGTATTTCCAACATCATGGGCTACTCCGTTTGGAACCGCCGTGGGGGTTGGTATCATACGGCCAGCGGAGTGAACCGCCCGCAATGCCGCCATGTATGGGAGCAGCAGTTGGTAATCCGCAAAGGCAACAAAATCACGAAAGCATGAAGGCACTATTCATATCCGAACAAACCCTGCTGGACAACTCGGTCATAAACGAGAATGTTTCCTTTACGCAGATTCGGCCCACCATCGTGAAGGTCCAAGAGATGCGGATTCAGCCTATCGTTGGGTCTGCCCTGTACTCGGAAATGGTGGGACAAGTGGTCAGCGGCACAACCACGGCATTGAACACGACGCTATTGGAGGACTACATCCAACCCGCCATGGTGCAATGGCTCTACTACGAGTTACCCATGGTATTGGCCTTTAAATACATGAACAAGGGAATGGTCCGCAGAACCAGTGAGGAATCTTCCCAAATGTCCATGGACGAGATTACCCGCCTCACCGACAAAGTGAAGAACGATGCCGAGTGGTATTCCGAGCGAATCACCC